GTGCGTATATTAACTCAGTATTCTTTAGTACAGGCTTCAATAATCGGTTCCAGGTACGCGATTTGATGGATACGCTGATTAAGAAGAAGCTTCAAGATATGGACGAGGCAGATTCAGGCTCTAGTAAAGATATTACAGAGATTTTAGCGCTATCTCATAAGATCATGATTGAGACTCTAGATAAGGAAATCCAGCTAGAGAAAATTCGTGCAGGCAATCAGCTCAAGCAACAAACCAATATTCAAATTAATGAAGGTATTGGAGGCTCTAAGTATTCATCACTTATTGAACAATTGCTATCTAAGAATACGGTGGATATGTAATGCTTACTATTTCTAGACCGGATATTGAACGCTCACACTTAACAGAATTCCCCGTACATTCTAGATTTATAAAGCTCCCCGTAGAGGCGTATCTTAAATTATTACCTGCTGTAGACCCTGTTACTTATGAAAAGTCTAATGCGTGGGAACAGACTAATAGACCACAAATCGCTTTGATAAATGCAGTTAATAATCCTGCATATAGGTTTATCTGTGCTGCTCTAGCTCGTCGACTTGGGAAAACGTATATATCAAATATCGTAGGGCAGCTTGTTGCCCTTATCCCTGGATGTAATATTCTTATTATGTCACCTAACTACGGGCTATCTTCTATTAGTTTTGAAATACAGCGAAAACTAATAAAGTCCTTTGACTTAGAGGTTACTAAAGATAACCTGAAAGATAAAGTAATTGAATTAGCTAATGGGTCTACAATTAGAATGGGGTCTCTATCAACCGTAGATTCATGTGTTGGACGATCCTACGACCTCATCATTTTTGATGAAGCGGCCCTAGGATCAGATGCAGAGGAAGCGTTTAACGTCTCTCTTAGACCTACTTTAGATAAACCTAACTCTAAAGCTATCTTTATTTCTACACCCCGTGGTAAGAATAATTGGTTTAGTCGCTTCTTTGCTCGTGGGTTTTCACCCGAATTCCCTCAGTGGGCTTCTATAACTGCTGACTATACTGAGAATTTACGAATGCGTGAATCTGATGTTTCAGAAGCACGTAGTAGTATGAATAAAGCAGAGTTTGAGCAAGAGTACATGGCATCATTTACTACATTTGAGGGTCAAATCTATAGTGAGTTTGATACTAGTAAGTATATACAAGAATTTGAGCACAGCGACGGTGTTGAGTATATTGCGGGGCTTGACCCTGGGTTTAAGGACCCTACGGCCTTCGCCGTAATCGCCTATGACCCTAAGCAAGAGCGGTTTCATATTATTGACGAATATCAAGAGGCTAAATCGTCTACTGCACTGCACGCTAAGGCTATACAAGAATTAATAACTAAATATGGAATTGATTCTATCTTTATTGACTCGGCAGCTGCACAGTTCGGCGGTGATTTGGCTTATATATACAATATAGCTACAATTAAAGCCAAGAAGCAAGTAAATGAAGGAATCGCATATGTACAGACACTTATTGAGCAAGGGCGGCTGTACGTCTCTCCTAACTGTGTACACACTTTAGCAATGCTGGATGGTTACCGCTGGAAAACGGATTCAATTTCTGGTGTAGAAAAACCAGAACACGAAACCTATTCCCATATTGCCGATGCTATAAGGTATGCCCTATACACACTAGTTATAGGATAACCCATACATCATTGCCACAATCATATACTCTGTAGTAACCTTCTAACTTCATAATCTGTGCTTCTGTTAGGTTGTCGTCGTAAGATAAAGGAAACAAGTCTTTTAGCTTATGCTTTTGGAACTGGAATCTAGAGAATGACTTCAATTTTTTATAGTACTTATACCCTGGGGCACTTGTACGTAGTAACGAAAAACCTATAGCTTTATACATATTTCCAGTACTCCATCTTTTATCAGAGTAAGTAATTATACTACCAGTAAATTCTTTTCTGAATGCCTTTAATAGTTTAGATGCACCACCTACAATATTAATACCAGTTAATGAACAGTATCTAACTAACTCATAGTCATAAACTGCATCAAATCTGGAAGTACTGAACGTCATAACCCCTACCATAATCCCACAGTTAAAAATACCATAGTTATACTTAGTGGGCACTCCGGCCCCCTGTATATGATTTTCGTCCAAAAAACCTTTGGGAAAATCTATCTTAGTAACAGTACATTTTTTAGCGTATATCTTAAAGTTATTACCTAACATACTGTCTATTCTAGATTTAACTATATCTTTCTTTAATTCCCACTCATCTTCAAATATATGTATTAAATTTATGCCTAAATGAACTCTAGCATTGTTTTGTTTATCTAAATGATATGTAGCCCCTACTTTCTCTTCTCTATGCCACCAAGTACCGTTGTATTCAAAGCCTAATTTAAGTTCTGGTATAATTATATCAATCTCTTTTTTATCCGGTAATGTACGACTATTAGAAATAATACTTCCACTATACCTTTTAGTTATAAAATCTAATATCTCTTTTTCAGACTTACTAGTACCATTAGCCCTAAAGCATGAAGGACACCCCGTATTATCATTTATAATATTATAAATATTTTGCTCATGAATATGCCCCTTAGAACACTTAAATATAGCTTTTTGATTGCTAGTTGTAATTTCTTCAAATGGAGTAACTAGCACCCTATCTTGTTCTAAAAGGATAGAGCATAGTTTAATCATAGTATTATCTAATTTAGGCCTACTAATACCAAACTTTGCACAAGCATTAGTTACTGCACTAGTACTACATCCCATAGCCTCCGCAATTTGCTCAATATCTAAGTATTTACTAGTAAGATCTTTAAGCTTACTTATATTATCAGTATTCCAATCTATTACTCTATTATAGATACCTTTCCTGCATATGTTACAAAAACTCCTAGATCCTCTAGATACTAAATTAGTAGCTAGGGTCTCCCAAATGTGCCCTTTACTGCATATTAGTGATATATTTCGCTGTGCTCCTAAGTATTCTCCATGTACACGTATATCTGTACCATACTTATCTTGAATTTCTTTATTAAATTCTTCTGTCGTCTTTTTTACTGCCATACATTTTCCTCATCAAAATTATATTATACCATTTTGATGAAGTGGATGCAAGTGCACATTTTCACATCTAAATATTATGACATCAGGCATCTATCAACTAACCTTTACAGATGATTAAATTTTTACTTGACCCTAAGCTTTAAAAAGTGGTATAATTAAGTTTTAAGGAGTAGTATGACAAGTGGAATATATATGCTAACATTTCCGTCAGGAAATCGATATATAGGTAAATCAATTAACTTAGAGAAACGCTGGGAGCAGCATCGTACTAGTATGAGTAAGGGTACGCATACTAAACTACTACAGAGAGAGTTTGATATTTACCAAATTTTTAATGCTAAAGTACTCTTTGAGTGTCATCCAGATCATATTGATATTATGGAGGCGTGTTTTATTTCACGCCTCCAACCAGAGCTTAATGGGGTATTCCCCGCAGATCCTTTATTAAATATTCAAAATGAGTCCTTTGATTACTTTACCGGGTTTATGAATGAAAGTACCGTTGAGCATATTAATAGAATCGCATTATGTACAATTGATATGGCTGAGCTTGAAGCAGAGCACCAGGTAAACCTTGAAAAGGCGGAGCTTGAAAGTAAAGTTAAAGTACAGGAGCTAAAAGACAAACTATATGACGCATTAGATAAGTTAGATACTTTAGAAGAAACTATTGGCGAACTTGAATATGATCGAAGTGAAGAAGAAATCATAGCTGATGTTAGTAAACGTATTATACAATTAGAAGCCACTGCCGTACTAAAAGATGCTGAAGTTAAAAACTTAACAAATAGAATTTCAAATCTAGTAAATGCAGCTGATAGCTTAGAAAAAGAAAATAGGGAACTACTAGCATATAAGAATCTACCATGGTATAAGAAGATCTTCAAATAAACTAACCGCCTAAGTTTTACGCTTAGGCGGCTTTTTTGTACCTAAATGGGCAAGCTAAAATTTTCACATTGACTTACGTTAGCTATAGTGATATAATATACCAGTGAGAGTTATAAGGTAAACAAAAATAATGGCAAAAAATACCGGGAATAAGCGAATAAGCGTCAAATGGGTGCGAGATAAAGCGAAAGCGGCGTACCAAAAGAAAGACACTTGCTATATCTGTGGGACAGAAGCTGACTTAGAACTTCACCATCTACACTCCATAACGATACTATTAGAAACCTGGGCCGAATCAAAAGGCTATGACATCTCTACAGATGAAGGTATTTTAGCGGTTCGTGATGAGTTTATTGAGAGTCATCATATTGAGCTATATGACATGGTGTATACATTATGCAACCCCCACCACGTAAAGCTTCATGGTGTCTACGGTAAAGCCCCATCACCTACATCGCCGGATAGGCAGCGTAAATGGATTGAAACTCAAAAAGCTAAAGCTGAGGGTAGAATCCTCGATAATCCTGACCCTATCGTGGAGAAGCCG